TATAGCTGTTAATGAAGATATTATAATAATACAGATTTCTCAAGTGTCAAGAGATTACTCAAGAAATCAAATAATGGATTTATATGCAGCAAAAGGAAGTGGAGCAATAGAGAATGCATCACGGAAAGTTATAGGAATTACAGGCTCATCAGACGACACAGGGAAAAAGGTATCACTGTTCAAGAACAGCGATGGTGATCTCTTCGATGTCAAGCTTGAATGGACACCCTCATTTAGACTGAAAAGGCAGGAACCTGAGAAAGTTCATACTAAACCAGTGAATAAGAAATTCACTATAGTGGAGGAATAATGGCAACAACAAAAGAACTTGTTGGGGAACTCATAGATGTAAATCAACAGATTGAGACCCTAGAGCAAGGAAGTGACATTGACATGGAGCAGCACAAAAGCCTCGAAGAGGCGAAAATGACACTGCACAAAGAAGTCAAAAATAAAATCCAAAATGTCGACTACTTTATGGTCGAACTTAACAAGAAAGAACACTTGATTGACGCTGAGGTTGAAGCACTAAAAGATGAAATTGACAGACTAAAATCAAGAAGAAGAGGATTAGTACGAACTAAAGACTACTTCAACAAACAATTGTTACCAGCTGTTATATTAGAGATTGGGAATGATGATGGAATATATGAAACTAGTACCGCAAGGTATAAGCTCTATGAAACATTTGGCCCAGTTGATATTGATCCTCATAGTTTACCAGATGACTTTAAGAAAGTTGAGATACTTGAGAAACTGGATAAGGTAAAGGCTCGAAAAGCCGCAATATCAGCATTTAATGCTGGACAAGAAATGCCACCTGGCATTGATATAAAGAAAGTCAAAAGAGTAAAGAGATCGTAATCAGACTCATTATTATCTCTTGCAACCTCTATTCTTTTGGCTATAAATTATCTGGGCTTAGTTTTTAGCTAAGCCCATTTAATGATGAAGTATGATAAAGAAACATTTCGTGAGGTATTAGAACCTCATCATCGTACTTATTGGAAGATTGCTTACACAAAGCTACAGAGAAAGATGCAAAGTCTCAAATCCTCCCTTAAGAAACGATCCGAAGACTCAGAAGTAGTATTCGATATTACTATGGATGAACTTCGGGAAATGTTTTATACTTCATATGGTAAAGGTTGCAAATACTGCGACAGAAAAATGACTCTAAGAAATATGGTATGTGACCATATTGTCCCGCTAGCTAAAAGTGGAGATTCAGTAGTCAAAAATCTGCAGCTAATTTGCAAATCATGTAATACCAGGAAAGGCCCATTGGACGAAGATGAATTTGAAAATCTTATAAAATGGGTAGAACAATTAAAAGATGAAACTAAAGAATATGTGCTGCGAAAGCTCGCAAAAGGAGGAAGATATTAATGAAATTAGATCACGAACAATATGAAATTATGATGACAGCTTTACAAAATTATAGAGGAGAACTCTATATAAATAGTGGTGACACTACTGTCTTAAATAAGGTCAATGACCTTTGTCAAGCAATTGAAGATGAGAAAAAGGCATTAGACTTAGATCAGAAAAAGATACCCGTTACTGAAGATATGTATGAACCTAAAACAAAAGAAATAACAATGGCTGAAGCTGTAGACTTTATTCCAGATGTTGGTTCTGAAACTGGTATAGAGCGTGATTACGCTAATCAAGGTAAGCCGAATTGTGAGGCTTGCGATGATTAATGATGCACAACTATCATTTGCAGAAAGAAATATAAATAGAACGAACAGGGCAGAAAAATGTGCTGTTGAATATTTTGATAAGAACAAATTAAAGTATGTAAGATATGGATTCGATGAAAAGAACAGAAGAATTGAATCTGCTATATGGTGGAACTTACCTGAAGTGGTTAGATCATCTCCAGACTTTATTGTTTCAAATGATTCCACAGTATTCGTTGAAGCAAAAGGATATAGAGGAGATTTAAAAATAAAGGTAAATGACTTAATAGCCTATGAACATTGGAATATGATAATGCCATTATGGTTATATATCAGAAATTTTGATACTAGTGAAGAGCAAATGATAGATTTCAAAAATATGAAAAAGAAGATATATGAATGTGAAACTGGACAATACCAAGATAATGGAAAAACATATTTTATATATCGTTAGGAATACAAATGAACAATAAACAAATACTAAAAAACAAACTTGTGCATTTAGAACAAGCTCTAATGGAAGCTGACTTTGCAATGAGAGCAATGGCTCAAAGAGTAGATGAAATGCAAAGTAAAATAAATAAGTATAAAATCACAAATGATCCAAAAATCTTGGAGCAGAATAATGATTTAATCCTTGATTTAATCAAAGAAAGGCTAAGAGTAGGTGCAAAAACATACCATCAAAATGTACCTATTATGCCAAGAGATGACATCACAAGAGACAATTTTTATGAAGCTGTTGAAGAAGCACTAGATTTATCCGTATATTTAAGTGCTTATATGTTGAGGCTGATGGAGGAGAAGGAGCGAAGAGAGGGCGAACCGACTACAGCAGACGAACATAATAAGGAAGTTCTTGAAGAGGTCAAAGATGAAAAAACTAAGGAAAGCACAGCTTGAATGTGCTAATTGGAATGTTGGGAACTGCCTTGGTTGTGATCTATATATTGACAGAGGATACTTAAAAAGAAATAATTGGGTACCAGTCTTCCAATATCTAGATTCAGGTAAGGTTGGTGAACCTTGTTCAGTAGAGAAAGGATGCAAATACTTCGATAAATTCGTAGCACGATAGGTTACAACTTGACTTAGCGTTCCTTTCCGCTAAGGTAACTTATCTCTCCCCAGGGGAGGACACTAAAGGGTTTTTACTATTGGCCCTGTTCTCCCCTATCTATTCTTTCCAAGTTCTATCTTTACTCTTATAATAATCTATAAGAGAGCCACTAGCTAAAATGAGTAGGGCTGCAACACTTAAACCACCAAGACCCATAGCAGCATGTCTCATTAGCCAAAATGGACTAATCATTTTTCTTTGAAATATCTTTTGTTTTAAATAGCCGCCATGTTTCTTTAATAGCTCATCTATTCTAATAGAGTCTTGTTTGTTAATTCCAGGAAACTTATCATTTGTAACTAAATTTTTTAATTTTTCTTTAGTATTGTATTTTTTAACAGTTTGTTTTACAATTTCTTTTTTTCTCTTAACTGGTAAATCATCTTGAATGTCTGTCATTACTTCAGGAATACTTATTTCTCTAGGTGGAGCTATATTTAAAACATTTTTTCCACCAAGTTTCATTCCAAATAAATCTCTTTTATCATTAGCATAAAATTTTACTTTTGTAGGATTCCTTTCGTCCCATTCAACAATGCCCTGATACCCTCCCCAATCGTAATTAGGTTTCATATTTGGAGAAACTTTAAAAAATATCCTTTCCTCACCTTTTTTACCAAAAGATTTAAATGCTCTTTCTGGCGAAGCTTTATTCATTTTTGCAATAGCAACCTTAACTTTATTAGGAGTTAAATTATCTAACCCTATTTCGTTAAACCTGATAAATGTATTAAAAACTGGTTTATCAAATTGAATACCCCTCATTACATCTCCAACTTTAGCTCCTTGTGTATGTTCTAAAAATCTTATTTTATCTAAATTTTTCATACCAGGCTGATTTTTTACCATATATTCAGCTATTTCATTAGTGCCTCCTAGGCTAGCTAAGGCTCTTTTTTTACTGACAGGCTCTACCCATTGCTTAGCATATCTAGCAACATCATCCATCTCTGGAGGATTCTTCCTATGTAAAAATCTATTTGAATAGTCATTTATAAGTTTATAATGCTGCTGTCTTTGTTTAGTGGCAAGAGTTCTTCTACTTTCTCTAAATATTGATTCAGCTTCTTTATTTTTAAATTTATCCTTACCATCTGATCCTACTTTAATTTGTCTCCCCATTTCTTCTTGTAAATTACCAATATCATCCTGCAATTTTAATAATTCATTATATCCTCTAGTAGACATACCAGTTTTTTTATAGGCATAAGATGTTCTAGGATCAACTAAATCTCTCATAACAGGTAAAGCGTTAGCCGCCACTTCTCTACCAGTTGCTATTGCCTGGTTACCCCTTCCACCGCCATAAAATCCTCTTAAAAAATTATATGGATATTGTGCTAATCTCGATCTATTATCTCCAGTCATCATCATTACACCAGCACTCCCAGCGGCTGTAAGAGCTAATTGCGTCTTATGTTCCTCAAGCAATGCACGCATATCTATCTGCTCATCCTTTGGTATATAATCATGAGCCACTAAAATACCCTAGGTTTGAGAGTTTTCTCATCTTTATATTTTTTAACTTGTCTTGGTATTTGCTGATACGGGATACCACTAATCTTTTCTATAGCTCTTGAAGGATTCTCAATTAAGCCACCTTTTCCTCCTTCAAAAACATTGCCCAAAACATCATATCCCATTCTACCGAAAGGAATCATACTCCATACTTGATACCCCGCTAACTTAGACCAGTCATCTTCAATCATAGCCTTCATAGTACCTGGCACCAATCTTAACGAAGGAGGTGTAATCATTTGAAGAGGAGCAAGTGCTGCGGGATAATTCCCAAAGAAAGCTCTACTCCTCTCCTTCTCAGTTCCATATGCCCAATCAGCCCAGTCCTGTATCCATCCATACGGCTGGGGTAGAGCATTTTCAAACAATGAATACATGAAGACATTTGCCAACCCAAACATGAGCAAGTCCATAGTAGCCATCCTTTTAAATCTTTCAAACTCAGGCGTTCCCTCTTTCCACCCTCTCAAAGAAGCCTCTTTTATAGTTTCATTTCTAAATCTTACTGAGTTCCAAGCCCAGAGTTGGAACCTTGTCATAACCTTACCCATAGAAGACCTTGCAAAAGCTGGTCTAAAAGGAGCTGAATATAAGAATTGTGTAGATTTTACACCTTCCATGCCAAGTTTAATTAAAACTGGGTCATCGAACTTTGTAATAGCACCCTCAAAGTTGTTTCTAGCTTGCAGATAATGGGCCATAAAGGCATCTCTACGGAGAGTTCTCTCTGGTCTCCGCATAAACCATGCAGCCTTATTAAAAACAGAGTCTATGATACCATGTTTATTAGCTATATTTCTTAAATTTTTATCAGCTAAGTTAGGGTCTTTCTTAATCGCTGATGTTGCTTCAGATAAGAAGTCTCTAAATCTAGCATTTTTAAATTTAGGATTTAAACCAGCTTCGTAAATAATAAAGTCCTCTACAACACCTAATCCTTGTACCCACTTCTCTACATCAGCCATATTTTGCCAATCTGGATTAATACCTTGTAGATATTTTATATTTCTAGCATGTCTAAAATTTTTCATTCCAGTAGATATAATAGTATGAGCAGTACCACCATAAAGGTTAGCTACCGCACTCTTAGGGTGAGCAAGTAATGTTGCCAATTGATACTTAGCCTCAAGATTTCCCCATCTTGCTATAGTTCCAAAATCTATTCCTCGTAGTTCTTCTGGGAGCTTAGCATCTTTTTTCGCTCCTATGCCAAGCATTCCTCTTATCCCATTTACTCTATTCTTGACATTGGTATCATTCCACCAAGCATAAGGAGTCCCTTTTATCTTCATATTAGGATTGTTTAATATATGTTCTGGTAAATGCTGAGGATAACCTAAAGCATCTTGGGCATATAGATTAAAGAAATCAACCCATTCAGAAGTTAATTTAGGATCGCCAGTCTTTTTTATATTTGAACTCTGAAACTTTTGTATATCAGACCTCACCTTTATCTGTGCAGCATGTTGATACATATTATCTATAACATTTTTCATATATGATGAGTATATTTCAGGCTCAACACTCCAGCCAGGGATATGAGCATTACGCTTATGTTGATTACCAACCATTCTATTGTCTGTAAATCCTTTAATAAGAGATGCTTTTTTACCAGATTTAGTAGCTATATCTTTCATAACTTCGGAAGCTAAATTATAAGCATCATTCAATTCTCCAGTAGGAGCCCAGTCCCCAGTAATTTGTCTATAATGGTATATAGCCTTAGCTAACTCTTTTTTTCTAAGTTCTTTATCTATAAAAGGGTCTTCTGTTAAACGCTTAATAAAATCTTCTAAGCCTTTCGCAGCTATCTTTGAATTTCCTCCCATATGAGGCCAATACCCTTCAGCTCCAAGATCACCAGTTACTTCAAAGTGTAATCCCTTTTCTATAGCTTTCTTAACATCTGTATGTGCTCTGGGATAATATGCTATCATTTGACTTTTAGAAATCTCTCTAAGTCCGTCTATACCTTCAATTAGGTCTACTCTCTTACCTTCTAAGATAGCCTTGTCAAACTTCTCTAAGAACTTTTCAACTATAAAATAATCTCCAGTATAATCTTTTTTACCTTTTAAAGGAGAGTATGTCCTATCCCATTCATTTATACCATTCTCTCTACCGCCTGTCATCCATCCATGAATCTTTTTATTCCATTTAGAAATTACTCCATTTATATTATCAACAACTTCCTTACCAGTCATTTTTACAACACGACCACCACCTAGAGTAACACTAAATGTATCATTCTGAAGCTTATCCCAATTATATTCCTTCTGAACTTCATTCCATTTATCGTAATACTCCTTAGTCTTTATATTGAATAAAGAATCATGTCCCTCTTCTTCTTTTATTCTTTTAGGTTCGTTCTCAACCTCACGCTTTCTAACAGCTATTCTAAATAATTTCACACCACCATCAAGTCTCTCCACATAAGGAGCAAGGTCATCATCAAATTTTCTTTTCTGTTCTTCGTATAACTGAGTAGCCTGCTGATTCATAGTATGAACAGCACTCTGTACTTTAGTCATCATATTCTCAGGCTTCATCACACGCCCAGTAACCCAACCATACTTATCTTGATAGGGTTCACGAGCTTTCATAAGGTCTAAGTCATACCTCATTAAATCTTGTCCAATAGCTTTTGGAAACATTAAGTGATGCCATCTACTAATTTTAGGAGAACTGGTTAATACTGGTCTCATTATTCTCTGCCACCAAGTACCTTCTCTAGTCATTTTAAACCATCTATCAAGTGTTTTAAAATCTTCTAATGATGCCTGGTTTAAATCTTTTCTTACTAACCATCTCATCAAACCATTTAAATCTTTTCCAACTATATTATTATAATGAGCTAAATGATTTTTTATACTATGTGCTAATTCAGCCTCTTCTTTCCCTAGCTTTCCCTTATATAAACCTACAAACGGAGCATACTCATCGAGATATTTCTTAGTCGTAGAGTCCATATTAGGGTCTTCTATAACTTGGCCCTCTATCCTATTCCCATCTTCATCGACTATTTTCATAGGCTGGTCTAACTTCTCAGTTTCTTTTATAATCTTTTCAGCAGTACCAGGCTTAACAACTTCGATACTATAATCAAATAACTTCTGGTATTCGCCCAACATTGCTTTTACTGATGAGTCAGGGATAGCTTCTGAAGCATAACCTACTCTAGATAAGGTAGTCTTCTTAGAGTCTAATATCATATCCTCTACTTCTCGTCTTACTTGCTCAGTCTTAGGTTCACCAATTCTTTTATACAAAGCATCTAAATCTAATTGCTTACCACGCCATAAAGTCCCAAGCATTAACCCATCAAATAACTTTGCTTCTTCAGTAGATAAGCTTTCTTTATACTTGGTTATCCTTGAATCTATAGTAGCTTGATTCAATGCTCCAGATTGCTTCTCACCATAAATTTGTTCTTGAGCTTTTTCTAGATAAGCTATTTCTATAGGGTCAAGCGTTGAATTAGTATGATCGATTTTTCTTGTTTGATTAGATAAAACATAACTATTTTTCTTTAAGTAATCAGCAGCTTCAGCTAATTCTTGTATTCTCTCAGAGGATATACCCTTAGAAAGCTCAGCTATTCTTTTAATACTAGCAATATCGGAGAAATCATTAACAATAAAATCCTCAGCCTTCTTAACGATATCATTAAGATATCTAGAGCGTTGCTCAATATTGTCTGGATCAAATGGCTCACGCTTGTTCTTATTGTAAGAACTAAATTCTTTTCCAGATAATAATTTTTTTATATAACCTGGATTATTAGGGTCTAATTGAGTCTTCATACCAGTTCTTGTATGCAGATTATGTTTAAGAACTAAATCTAAATAAGGACTCTTAGGAACAGCCATAGATTTTCTTCCTAATAATTCCTTTAAAACATCTAATCCTTTTAAGTTTGACTCATGTTCTTTATATAGGTCGTTTATTTTTTCAATATTTACACGCCTTAGTATACCATCGCTCCAGTCAAGATTCTGTAAATCAGAAGCCAGCTTAGGTAGGAAAGTATTTCTATTCTCTAGAGGAACTCCAGAAGCTGGATTATTAATATTGTTTAGCTTCTCTTGTATCTCCCACATATGGAATCTTCTATTCTCAGCCCAGTTCCTACTGTAGATAGCCTGATTAATTTCTTTCATTGAATTAATTACAGCCTGCTTCTTATGACCAGAATGGATTATTCTATTATATTTAGGCATTGGCCTATTATTTTTACCAACGATAGTATACTCAAATAAAGCATCA